ACAAAGCTCTCCAATTACTCGGGAAGTTTAAAGTTTCTAGCATACCTGATATTAAGAAAACAGATTACGCAAAAGTAATCGAACTTGCAAAGAAGCATTTATAATATATGAATGCACCTAAAGCACACGCAAGATTCGCCGCTTCTTCTTCAGATAGGTGGGTTCACTGTCCGGCGTCGTTGAAGAGAATTAAAAAGTCACCGCCGCAAAAATCAAGTGCGGCGGCTGATGAAGGCACACTTGCGCACTTACTTATGGAAGTCGCTTTAGTCCAACAATGTTCAGCCGAGAATGCGGCGGGTATGTTGGAAGAAGACGAAGGGCATGAGTTCCCGGAAGAAATGATCAATCACATCCAAGGGTTCATTGATTTTGTTCGTGGTCAAATGAAACCACACTATGAACTTCTTATTGAAGAAAAAGTTTACCTAGATTTTATTCATCCGACTGAAGCTTTCGGAACCGTGGACGTTGCTATCGTCGAACCGTTCGGTGCCCTTCACATCATTGACCTGAAGTATGGTCAGGGCTATGTTAATCACCGGGACAACCCTCAAATGATTTACTATTCCCTAGGCATTGCACACAAACACAAATATGATTTCGATGAAATCAAGACAACGATTTATCAACCCCGGGCGGGTTCGACCGATGTTGCACGAACGGATTCTTTCAGCGTTGAAAAGTTAAAGTCATGGTCTAAAATCTTTTCGGATGCCGTCGAACATTGTGAAGATGCGGACGAAGATAAAGACGTTCATGCGGGTTCATGGTGCAAGTTTTGTCCGGCAAAAATTAATTGCCCGGCAATCACAAAGTCTTCGTTTGAAATGGCGAAGCTAGATTTCGGGGATGCGATTCAACCCGCCCCAAAGTCTTTGACTTCTGATCAGCTTAAAACAATTTTAGATCGAGCGGCATACATAAAGTTGTGGATTAAAGAAGTCGAGAAACAAGCCGAAGATATGATCAAGTCTGGTAAGAAGCTTGAAGGGTGGGGGCTAGTTCCAACACGCGCCCAAAAGAAATGGCGTGACATTAATGATAAAAATTTTGTAAGCTATGTTGCTTTCATGGAAGTGGTTGAAGAAATACCGTTCCACAATCAAGAACTTGTCACGCCCGCACAAGCTGAAAAGATTTTGAAGAGACACGTCGATAAAGATGTGATCGAAAGATTTATGAATGATTTTGTTGTCACCGTGTCTAGTGGTGAAAAACTATCGCAAATTAATAATGACTATGATCTCGATGGGCTAGACGACCTAGAGATTTACTAAGGAGAATTGTTTTATGGCTACTGACAAAAAGAAAGGCGCATTGAAAGTTATCACGCCGAAGTTTCGTTTATCGTTCCCTGAATTGTTTGAACCAAAGGCGTTCGAAGATCAGGCGGCGAAGTATTCGATTCAAATGTTGTTCACTAAGAAGACCGATCTTGCCTCACTAAAGAATGTGGTCAAGCTTGCGGTTAAAGAAAAGTGGGGGGACAACCCGCCTAAAGGGATCGTGTATCCTTTTAAAGACGGTAACGAAAAAGACCTTGAAGGTTATGAAGACACGATCGTTGTTGGTGCGGCATCGAAATTTAAACCACAAGTTGTTGATCAAAAGATCGAAGCGATCTTAACCGCCGACGATATTTATGCCGGATGTTTTGCCCGTGCCGCTATCAATGCCTACGCATGGGAATACAAGAACGCAAAAGGGCAAGTCATGAAGCGTGGGGTTTCTTTTAATCTTGAGTCGGTTCAAAAGCTTGCTGAAGGTGAACGCTTCGTTAAACGTGCGGACGCTTCGGAGTTATTCGACGAAGTTGACGACGGTTCCGACGATGTGTCAAACTACGCCGCGGACGATGACGATTTCATGAACTAAGAAACCGATAACGGTTTTTAATATTAAAGGGGTTTTTATGGCGAAGAAGATCGCAAAGAAAGTTGTTGCAAAGAAAGCAACTAAGAAAGTAGCAACTAAGAAAGTAACTAAGAAAGTAACTAAGAAAGTTGTTGCTAAAAAAGTTGCAACGAAAAAAGCAACTAAGAAAGTTGTTGCTAAAAAAGCACCTGTTAAAAAAAAAGTCTTAAAATCAAATAGTAGGGTTAAAGCTTCAGTTAAAGAAACGTTTGAAGAAATAGACTTGCCCGCTGTAATTGCGCCTATCGAAGACCTTTCAAGCCTAGATGAAACTTCAGATTTACATTAGTTTTTAACTTGCCCCGTTTGAATCGAACGGGGTTTTTTATTTTGGGGATCATATGATTAATATTATGCACGGTGATTGTTTAGAACTAATGAAATCTATTCCCGATAAATCGGTTGATATGGTTTTATGTGACCCCCCTTATGGAACTACGGCTTGCAAGTGGGACGTGATAATTCCCTTTGAATCAATGTGGATTGAATTAAAAAGAATAACAAAAGACAATGGAGCAATTTGTTTATTTGGTAGTGAGCCGTTTAGTTCACATTTAAGATTAAGTAATTTAAAAATGTTTAAATATGATTGGATTTGGAAAAAGTCGATTTGCACTGGGTTTTTAAATGCTAAAAAAATGCCAATGGGTAATTTTGAATTAGTATCAATTTTCTATTCAAAGCCCCCTAGATACTTTCCTCAAATGACAAAAGGATTGCCATATAGAGATATTGGTAGAAAAAACAAGGAAGTATTCACGCCAAAAGCGCACACATTGGGCGCAGGTATAAAATTAACTGATCAAATAAACAATGGTACAAGGTTCCCTACTCGAATAATAGATATATCCAACCCCAATAACAAGAATGTACACCCCACCCAAAAACCCGTAGCACTTTTAGAATATCTAATCAAAACATACACCTTAGAAAATGAAACGGTTTTAGATTTCACGATGGGATCAGGATCGACGGGTGTCGCTTGCGTAAATCTTAATCGTAAATTTATAGGAATAGAAAAAGACGATAAATATTTTAAGATCGCGCAAGATAGAATTGAAGATGCATGGTGGGATAAATGAAACTTTTAATCGACTTTGAAACCCGATCACGCGCCGATCTTCCCGCCGTCGGTCAACATATATACGCCCGCCACGAATCAACCGAAGTGATGTGTCTAGGTTATAAAATAATAGGCGAAAAGAAATCTGAAGTTTTAACGATGCCACAAATTTACACGAACGACGGCACAAGCGAATTCAGATATGCCGTGAAACACGCTGAACACGTTGTCGCCCACAACGCCGCCTTCGAACAAGCTATGTGGACACATTGTCTTTTGAACTCGACCGCTATCGGTCCGCACCTTCCCGACTTGCCTCCTGAAAAATGGATATGCACACTCTCTTTATGTTCGATCCTTGCCTTACCCCGTGCCCTTGAAAAAGCCGGGGCGGCTTTGAATCTTGATATTAAAAAAGATATGGAAGGGCGACGCTTGCTTCTTCAAATGTGCAAGCCGCGAAGACCGATCAATGATATTCAAAAATGGATCGAGTGGGTTGAAAGCGACGACGCTCTTAAAAGACTTTATGAATATTGTCGCGTCGATTTATTTACTGAAGAAGCTTTGTTCAATAAGCTTGCACCATATAAGCCGTTCACTAAGTTTGAACGCGACCTTTGGATTCTCGATCAGAAAATTAATCAAAGGGGTTTCTCGATTGATCATGATCTTGTTGCCCGTACACTTGGATTAATTAAACAGGAAGAAACTGAGTTGACGAAAGAACTTCAATTAAAAACTTTCGGGTGGGTGAAGACCCCAAAACAAGTAAAGAACTTCAGGGACTTTTTAAAAGACCAAGGCTTCGACATCCCGAACCTTCAAAAGAAAACCGTTGACGACACTCTCCTTATGATCCAAAACGAAGGACTAACAAAGAACGAAACTGTCATCGAAGTTTTAAAGATCAGGCAATCACTCGGCAAATCTTCAACATCAAAATATGAAGCGTTCACGAATCGAGTGGATCACATCGACGGTCGCGTTCGTGATAATCTTCTTTATCATGGGGCTTCAACCGGACGTTGGTCGGGCGCGGGCGTTCAGCCTCAAAACTTCCCGCGGGGTACTGTTAAAATAAATGAACGCGCAATTAAAGAACTTCAGACTGAAGACTTACATATGTTAAGAATTCTTTACGGTCGCCCAATGGATTTGTTTTCATCGGCGTTGCGATCAATGATCACCGCAAGCCCGGGTAAAGAATTATTTTGCGCGGACTTTAGTTCAATTGAAGCACGCGTTTTACTTTGGGTTGCGGGTGATATCCCCGGGATGAAAGAATATGAAAACGGTCTTGATACTTATATCACAATGGCGGGGACGGTCTTTCAAATTAACTGGCAAGTAATCGAACTTGAATATAAGCGCGAAGGATATAGCGATAAGAGACAATTAGGTAAGAAAATTATATTAGCTTGTGGTTTTCAAATGGGGCTGAAGAAATTTATTCAATCATGTAAAGACGACGGGATTGATATTCCTGAAAGTTTAGCCGTTCGCGCACACGCCGCCTTCAAAGAAAAATATCCCTTGGTCCCTAAAGTATGGGCAAACTATGAGAAAGCGGCGATCTTCGCCGTAATGAATCCCGGTAAGAAAATAACAATCAATAAAGTTACATGGTACACCGATCGCGAATTCTTATTCGCTCAACTTCCTAGTGGTCGCCGTCTTGCGTACCACAAACCACAAATTAAGAATGAAGAAACGCCTTGGGGTGAAATGCGTCCGAAGTTGTATGTGTGGACGGTTGATTCTAAAACGAAGCAATGGGTTCAACGTGCCGTTTATGGTGGGTTGCTAACGGAAAACATTGTTCAGGCGATCAGCCGTGATTGCATGGCTGAATCAATGGTCCGCTGTGAAGATAATGGATATGATTGTTTGATCACGGTTCACGATGAAAACTTAACTGAAAGGGACATCGGCGAAGGTTCACTTGAAGACTTCGATGCACTAATGTCTCAACGTCCGATATGGGGGCTTGATATCCCCCTTAAAGTTTCATCTTGGAAAAATGATAGGTATCGCAAATGATATGGGCTGACATACCAAAATATAAAGGTATTTATAAAATATCTAAAAATGGAAAAGTAAAACGACAAGGAAAAATTCTTTCTAACGTATTGAGCGGCGACGGTTATCTAAGGGTGAATCTTTTTAAAAATGGAAAAGGAAAAGTAGGAAAAATACATCGTTTAGTTATTCATGCCTTCGTCGGTCCATGCCCGAAAGGTAAAGAAGTTCTGCATAAAAACGGCAATAAGTTAGATAATCGGTTATCGAATTTAAAATATGGTACGTCTTCAGAAAATCACCTTCAGAAATTTAAAGATGGGTTTCGCCCTTTAAATAGAAAAATGACAAAAGAAGAAATTAAATGGGTGCGGAAAAATAAGTTCAACATATATGCTTCAACGATGGCAAGTATGTTGAACGTTGATCCCCGCACAATTCATGACGTTATTTATAATAAGTCATATGTAACATTTTAAAGCCCTAAAAGATTCACTTTACCATAATAGATATTAACGTCGTTGCCGCCTTTAAATCCCGGGAATGATCCCGATTCGGTGTATTGCCATGCCATTAAATTTTCTTTCGTACACGGCGCGGGAAGTGCCCCGATCGAACTTGCATATCTTGGAACCCAAAAGATAAACCTAGAAAACTTTTCAGGTAACTTAAGAGCAACTAGAACGTGATACCCTGCATATATGATTGCCTTTTTACCTGTAAGCCTTTCAGCTTCCAACAACATCAACCATAAGTTTTCAATTTCTTTTTTAAGATCAGCCATGTCTTGATTATTTTGCCATGTCTCAAAGTCAATGATCGGACCTATTACGAATTCACCATGATTTTTAATGTAGTGACTTAGTTGATCCTTCCATGATTTTCGGCACTCATAAAAATGATAACCGCCATATGTCACGCCGTTTTCTTTACAAAGTTTTTGTCTCTTTGAATGAGTTGAATCGACCATGCTTAAGCCTTGAGTTGTTTTATTTAAAAGCAACTTAGATTCGGCGGCGTATGCCTTTACATCAAAAGCGGGGTGATGATGTGAAGAATCGACAAACTTAAAATCAGCAATCGCGCCGGGCTTTTCATTTGTGGGAACTTCAATCGGTTTAGTTTCAACCGGGATCGGTTTAGGCGTTGGCTTCGGTGCCGGGGCTGAAGGCTTCTTCGGTCCGAAAAGTTTATTCCATAAATTTATAAAAAAGTTTTTCATAATAATTTTCTCCTTATCTAGGTCTAAAGTGAATAACAACACCACAATGTTCTGCTTCATTCATCGCCGATATTAAATCAAGTCTGATCGCATCGCCCTTATTAACTAGGTAAGGAACGCCGCCGTTAAGAACCGGGGCGGTGATACCCGTCGCAACGTCGCCGATCTCGAAGAACGTATCTGAAGGGGCGGTCGATCCGATCTTCGGCGTCGTACTGAAGATCGAAGTGAATGCGCCTGAAAGTTTAGGCTTCACTTTTAAATCAAGTTCAGTAATGCCCGCGGTTCCCGCGACGATATTATAAACCCACACATTAAATATCTCGGCGTCGAATTCAAAGAACGCAAGACCGTCAATCGCGTTGATGGGATATAAACCTTGAAGCATTCCATAATTGCCGTTGATCATAAAATTCTTTTCTTGATGTGCCCGGTGCCCTAAGAAGTTAATCATGCCCGCAATTTTTCGCCATGTTGCCTCTGATACTGAAGCGGCATTCTTCACTTCAAGTCCGACAATAAATTTTCTCAAATCAGGTACTAAAGTCGCCATTATAATTCTCCTTTATAAATATCTATAAGGTGCGCCGCTGTCTTTAAATCCTATAAAGTCCACTTCATACCCCGCAAGCGGGGTGAAGCCCAACGGCGCACTAACGGTGATCGTTGATCCCGTCACATCGGTTATGTTTACTTCAGGGCTTAATATATCCCACTCGGTATCGCGGACAAGGACAATCGCACCGACTAAGAACTTCGAAGCATCAAGCCCGGCAACGGTGAATTGCAATTGACTTAATCCCACAAGAACTTCAACGGTCGGATTCGTATAAACGAAAACGCGCTTTGATAATTGTTGATCTTCAGCAAGGGCGTTGTCCGGGTATTGGGCTATGTCGATTACATAGTCGTCAAGAACCGGGAAGGGAACGGCGTCTTCAAGTAACATAAGATAATTATCTGAAGCCGAGAAACCTAGTAAAACCGTTTCGTGAATGTTATCCCACAATTCATCGTGAACAATAATTCTTTGACCAATGTACGGCGTCCACTTTGATTTCTCAAGTTGTGGCGAAACCGTTTCAAAAGAATTTTTAATCTTAACAACGTCCCCGCTTGATCCAAGTGCAAGCGTTTGTGAAGCGGGTGATATAATCCCATATCGACCGTCGGCAAGTGAGTACCCCGAATCTAATAGTTCAAGTTTCACTTCGCCTGATTTGATTGATAAAGATTTGTTCGCCACTTCAAAAAGTCGCGGCGAAAAGTTTCTTGTCCCGTTCTTTGTATCGGGTAACTGAAGAACACTATCCCCGAAAACCACAACGTCGCCGACATCGGTATCAAAGGTCTTGCCGTAAAAAGCAAACGTCGTAATTAACTCGGCACCGAATTTATATTTATCTTGAAAGCGTCTTTTTAAAATCTCAATGATAACTGAAGCATCAACCGAAGGGCGCAATCCGCGGGCTTCAATTACTAAAGTTTTATTCCCGACCGGGATTCTATTCTTTGAATCTTGATTTGTTTCAAGATCACCCGACAAATACAATTCATCAATGACCGCTTCGTTATATTTGAAAAGGACATTGTTATAAAAATATTTATTGATTGACCTTTTGATTCTTGTCGATTGTGGTTTGCTTGTATTCGTTGAATCAAGAACTTTAATATCAGCCGCACCGATAGGGGGCGATGTATATCCCACTGAAATCTTCCCGCGTCTTGGGATTGAAAAAGCCCCGGTCGGGAAAAGAACTTCAGTGTCTAAAAATTCTTTTGCTTGAATAGTATCTTTCAAATAGAAATCATAATCAAAGATCGAAGATGAAAATACGTCCCGCAATCTTTCGAACTCGGGAACGTCCACTTCGTCCCCGCCTAACTCAAGCCCCGCACCTTGAGGAAAAACATTCCACTTAGACGCGAATGAGATTGTCCCGGTCGAAAGTATTTGTGGCGTTAAAGAAACACCGTCGAGAATTATATAAGAACCATATGGGGTTGCAACGATGTCCGCGATCAAAGCGTCGGTCACGTTGTTGCCCGGGATTGCGTCGCCGATGATCGTTGCCTTATCGCCCGGGGTGATACCCCACGCATCTTGAATATTTAAGTTTTCAAACCAAACGGCATTGGGAATCGTGCCGACTCCTTCAACTTCAACGATTGATTTGATTTGAACATTCTCAACGAAGTATTGCGGACCGCCTGACATTAAAATCTTTAAGACCATATCAAAGGCTTGCCCTTCGATACGATAGAAAGTGTCAACGGTGTCACCGATCTCATGGTTCACACCTTCGGCACGTTCGTCACGGGCGACAAGTGCGCCCCTAGTGCATCCGGTGATTGTGGTATCAGTCAACCCGGTGTATTCGATCACTTCGTCATTAACTCTGACATAAGTTCTAAAGCCTTCAAGTGGCACGGGAAGAAGCATCCCTTTCGTTGATACCACATTGATTGTCGTATCAGATAAAAGCGATGTCAGGGCTTGAATCGTTTGCGGTTCATTTGTGAAATCGCTATCAATTTTTATACTGACTAATGAAAGGGCGTTGATTGATTTCTCAATTGCGTTTCGAATATTTTGGGCTTGTGTTACCCCGGCTTCGATTTGAACAACGATATTCGTTCCCGCAACCGATACGATTTCATTCCCGACCGTCGCGCCTGAAGTATAAGTGACCGCCACGGTCCCCACAACGTCACGTCTTGTGACATATGATATGTGTTGGATGTTCTTGCTTCGAAAGTTTAGATCAGCCGTTAATTCAGTTGTGATCTTTTGAAATATTTCGACACGCTTTTTTTGTTCAGGGTGCGCGACATTTAAAATGATTGTTGTGCCCGCATTGATCTCATCAATCACCCCGGCAAAAATTCTAACAAAATCTTGAGGGAATGCGGTTTCTTGATAACCTAAATAGACTGAAGCTTTTCGCCCTAGGATATCTTCAACGACATTCCCCGGGGTGATAAGATTTGTTATCTCATTGTTCACATCAATCAAAGAAATCTGAACGGCGGGAACGGAACTTGTCCCACCTTTATCTTGAAGAAGTTGTTGTGTGATTGTGTTCGATGATCCGTTTAGATCAATAACATCGGATTGATCTTCATAAGCATTAAGCCCGCCGATCTTCCAATCGTCACCGATATATAATTCAGGATCGCCGATCTTAACGAACTTTTTAACTTGTCCGATTCCGAAGACCTTATTGATCCCGTCGATCTTTAAAACAAGTTGCGGTTCTTGAGTTACATTTTCGGATTTGATTTGTGCCGTTTGTGTTAGTTCGGTTGCCATTTATCTAGCCTTCGGTTTGCACTTTTGATTTTCAGCACACTTCTTCGCTTCGTTATATGTTTTGCGAATCGAAACAAGTTCGTCATCGGTCAAAACAAAATCACCGTCAAGAATACAGTCGTCAAGCTGAATGTCTTTTTCATATTTAAAAGTAAGTTTATCGCCGAATGTGGCGACGTATTGTTTACAAATCCCCAAGTTTTGAAGAATTTGTTTCGGTCGGATGTCCGGCGGTTTCGGGAAGCACCCACAACCCACAACGAACAAAAGACTAGCCGTTAAGGCGACCTTCAGTTGAAGCTTCAATTTCTTTTGCTGAACCATTTTGAACCGCCTGATCATAAGTTTTTTTAAGTTCTTCGTCTTTCTTTCTTTGTTCTTCGGAATCACGACGGCGTTTAAGTTCCGCAACGATTTGATCTTTTAAAAATTTAAGGATGAATGAAACTAAATATTTTAAAAGCCACGCACCGAATTTAGAAAATAATGCCGTCATGTTTATTCCTTTTTTTTTAATTAAGCTTTTGAAGCAAGCAAGTCTTTAAGCCATTGAGGGGCACCATCTTTGATGATCTCATTTACAGCTTCCATTGCGTCGATTTCAAGTTCGACTTTTAAAGATACTGACATTTCACCGTCTTTATCTTTATCAACACCGACCGCCGCCGCCGCTTTTAATTTTCCGTTTTCATACTTTAATGTTGGCTTTTCCATTACTGATCCCCTCTGATTAAGGCTTTATTGCCCTCAATTTTTTCTAGTCTCATTTCTAATTTATCAATACGCTTTTCATATGTGGCATTGTTAGCAATCAAGACGCCGACTTGAACATTCAAAGCCCCGACGCCTTTGCTTAAATCCCACAAAATATAAACCGCAACCGTTAAGATTGGTAACACTAAAAATTCAGTCACATCCCTGAAATCTAATTTCATATTTAATATTCCTTATTAAATAGTGTTGATGAAAGAAACCCCCACTACTCTATATGCCTTACCTCCCGTTGAAATAATCGTCGCGGAAATTGATTGCCCCGGACCAACATATAAAGACGTTATACTTCCCGCGTACGTTACGTTGGTAGATAGTACCAATTGCCCACCTACTGTTAATGAGCTGGCACTCGTCCCCTCCACCCAAAAAACATTAACTATCGCGTAGGCATTTGCGGGGGCAGTATATAAAGTCCCCGAAAGTCCCGAAGCTGAAACCGCCCCCGCTATTTTTATCCCGACGTTTAAAGTTGCCATCCGTTTACTCTCCTTTTTTTTTGGTTATTAAATTTCTTCGTACTCGATTACTATCCCGGTGCCCGCCGCGCTTCCCGTTTGTGCGCCGATTAAATCCATGCGTACCGCTGATTTTGCCGCAATCGCAAAAGGAAAGGAAGTAAAAACAGGTGCGGTGAATCCGGTAACTACATCGCCCACCCCGCCCCATGCGTTTGAACCCGCTAGATTGGTCATTTTAGGCGTTGTTAAGAACATTGAAGTGAATGCCCCGGCTAGAAAAGGTTTGACCTTTAAATCAAGCGTAGTGGTTCCCCCTGATCCCGGGGTGTCTTGATACATATAGACATTCGTAATCTGACAATTTGACGGCGCAACCCACAAACCATCAACGCCGTTAAATGCCGCGGTCCCGCCATAAAGACCGTTCAGTTTCATGCTGAAAGTTTTCTTGCCGCCGCCCCCGCCCCCGGCTGAAGGAAGATTGCCGACTTGAATTTTCTTTTTATTAAATGAATCGGCTGAATCTTCAATGATTAAAATATCAGCGGCAACGGGAACTAATTTTTCGGTGAAGGTATTAAGATCGCCCGCCGCTCTTTTAAGTTGAGCGTCGTTTGTGAGGTTCGATAAACCGACTTGCGTTTGTGTGACGGCATGGGGGTTCGATACGTCCGCAATGTGCGTATCAATTTGCGCGTGTGAATTTGTACCAATATTTTGAATGTTCGCATGGTCGATTGATGCTTCGGTGAAATGAATAGAGCTATCAGCAATATGAGTATCAATCTGCGCATGGGTGTTCGTTCCAATATTTTGAATGTTCGCATGGTCGATTGATGCTTCGGTGAAATGAATAGTCGTGTCGGCAATGTGGTTGTCTTGTGTTGTCCCATCAACCGAAACGTCACGCCCGTCAACTAAGTTGTCTTTAATTAGAACACCGTCGATTGTTACCCCGGCATTCAAAGTTGATTCATTAATTAAATCGGTTTTAATACCCGAAACAAAATCTTTTATTCCTGAAATAGTTTGCGCGATTCCCGAAACCACAACTTCATATAAAGCCGCAATAAGTCCGATCTTCCATTTCGAAGCAAGCGTTGAATCAAATTGAATGCCCGCATTCCCTGAAGTTCTTTCAACCTCAAGCCCCGCGCCTTCGGCTGATCCATCGGTTCCCCCATTATTCACAAGAACATTTTGATCAGTCACTTCAAGTGTAACCGAATTAATTGAAGTTAAAGTTCCTTGAACTTCGAAGTCACCCTGAACAACAACGTCACCGCTGAAAGTTTTATTCCCACCGATTGTCATCGTTGCCGTTTCAAGATTATCAATTCGAGTTTCGTGATCCGTGATCGTTAATTCAGCGGCGTCGATTCTAGTCTCATGGTCGATGATCGTTAATTCAGCGGCGTCGATTCTAGTCTCATGGTCGATGATCGTTAATTCAGCGGCGTCGATTCTAGTCTCATGATTAATTAAAAGAAGTTCAGCCGAATCAATTCTTGTTTCATGGTCGGCAAGAACAAGTTCGTCGGCATCAAGATCGGTTTGCGTTTGAAATAATTGTGCGTCTAATTTTTCAATGGCGACCTTTCTATTATCACCGTCTAAAATATAATTGTTATTTGCATAATCATTTATTGTGTTATCAGCTTCGCCCGTTGCGCCCACGCCTTCGAAGGCTTTATTGATTGCCCTTTGAGCGTTTGCGATATTCGCGCCCGATTCAACTTCGGCATTCTCAAGCGCAACTTGCGCGATCGTTTGCGTAGTTGCCGCCGTCCTAGACATGAACGCATTATTGAAAGTTGTTTGATTTGCAATTTGACCGTTTACGACTGACATAATTTACCGCCTTAATATTTATTCTAAATTTATAACTTTAAAAGTCAAAAGCCCCGTTTCAAAATACTCGGGAAGGTTTCGATCAACATACTCGGTTAATTCATATGAAGTCCCGTCTTGCCCTTCGTCCGTTGAATTAAGATATACACGATCGAAAGTATCGGGATCAGTTTCATTTTCCATGAACTCGATAGGATTCTTTTCAATAATGTAATCCATGAAAGATTGTGCTTCTTCCACGGCTTGAGAGTTTGCACGAAGCAAACCGTCGGTCGGCTGATTCGTAATATATTTTATGTTGCCTTTGATGAATCGCTCTGAACCGAAAGCTTGAACCGAAACACTATCACCGCTTGCACTTTTAGTGACAACGGCGTTGACAAGTTTCTTATTTTTATTTTTACCTATATAACCTTGAATCGGGAATTGTGGGGAATAAGAAAACCCCGAACCCGATGAACCCACAAATGAAGTTGTGCTTAAAATATCAGTTGATGGGAATCCTAAAAGTGAAGCGGGCGAATTCAATGCCGTCGATCCGGTTCCGAATAAAAGAGTTGCGGTCCCGCTTGAAGTTAAAGTGATGATTCGGGTTGATCGGTTAATTGATCCCACCCAATCAAGTGAACTTGCCGCATTCATCGCGGCAACTATTACTTGAAGAAATTTTGTCAACGTATATGAACCGACCGGAACTTGTGCGACAAGTTCAGGTCCGGCACCTTCTTTAAAATTTATAAGATTGTTATTCTCATCAATCTTGTGACCATAATAAAACAGTGAGTGTGTTGCTAGTGCCATTTGTTACGCCCCTCTTATGACAAGACCTTGTTCAGCGAATTGTTCTTCCAAAATTCTTGCGATCTCAAGCCCGGTTTCTCTTCGATCTAAAACGTTCCCTTGGATCGTTACACTAACCGCCGTTTGTGGGGTTTGTGCAATTGTATCTTGAATGGCGATCGGTTCATTGATTGTGTTGCTTGCGACCGGTGAACCTATATCTGATCCCGCGGTTCCCCCGCCCGTGCTTCCCCCGCCCGTGCTTCCCGATTTTGGTCCAGTTCCCGCTGATACCGATAGGATTCCCCCCGCCGCCGCAAGTGCCGCACCCGCCGCGATAAGAGTCGGACCGTTTGCAAGTCCCGCCCAAGTGTACGCGATACCTTGAAGAATGAAGAGTGATCCCATTTGAATCGCCGCTTGTCCTAGTGAATTTAAAAGTGATTTACCGAAAGCTTCAAGCGCATTACTTCCTTCAGCGATTGCCCGACCGAATGCCGCGAAGGCTTGCCCGGCGGCATTCCCGATTGAAGTCATCATTGCTTCACCCATCGCCTTAAAGTTTTTTGTGGCGTTGACTGAAGTCGCACGGGCTTGTTTATTCATTCCTTCCATGACAGCATTGAAAGATTCGCCCACACTTATCGCTTGCGTTTCGCCGTCATAAAAGATTTGTTTCTTTTGTTCAGCATGATTCAATTGAAGCTGAAGCATTCTATTTAAGTGCGCTTGTTCTAAGTCTTCACGCCCTTGATGTCTTAACATTTCATCGACAACGCCGTTTTCAGTATAGAACTTTTCAAGTTGTGATTGTTGTTGATTGTACGCTTCAGCCGCTTGAAGTTTTTGTTGATAATATAACTTATCAAGATTTACCGAATTTTGTTTTCTTGAGAATTCATCTTGTGCAAGTTGAACCGCACTAGCACGAATTTGATTATCTAGTTCAAGAACTTTTAAATTAAGTTCTTGTTTGCGGCGAATGAACTCATCGGATTGTGGGGTGTTTGCCGCCGCACTTGCCGCCGCGTCCGCGGCTTTCTTTTGATTATCAACTTGCGCTTTTGTTAAGGCATCAAGTTGTGCCTGATATGATTGAAGTGATTTTTTAGCTTGTGCGATTTCTTCGCGCGCACTTTCCCCCCAAAGAAAATTTCTAACCGTTCCATATGATTTCAACCTATCTTCAGCATTTGCAATGCTTGAACCTAAGAAATTCACAACGCCCGTAAGACGTTCAACACTATTCGGTGCCGCATTTAAAACACCTAAAACATCGCCGGATTTTTTTAAGAAACCCGTAACGTCTTCGAGAATGCCCGCGATCGCTTTACCCGCGGACGATGCCGCAAGAATTGAAAGCTGATCATTTAGATTCGTGAAAGCTGATTTTAATTTCTGAACGGATTCGTCGGTTTGTCCGCTTGTGGAAGCCACATTCTTAAACTTTTCATTGCCCTTTTCAAGAACGGCATTTAATAAGGCGGTTTGTTTTTGTTGTTCAGTTAAAAGCGGGACAACGGTTCCGATTGATCGAGCATAATTTTTATATGCTTCATTTGAATCAATAAGAATACCTATCCCGCGAAGTTGTCTTGTTTGTCCGCTGAAGATTGCACTTGTGATCTTTTCAGTATTTTCCACAACCGAACCGCCGAAAGTCGCATATGTCTTGCGGGCAAGTTCTAAAATTTGTGGAAGTGCTTTTGCGTTGGTTCCGATTTGAACGAAAGTTTCTGAAGCTAAATTCAATAATTCAGTTTCGCCGACCATATCTCTAGTTGCAACTAATAATTGATTCTTTAAAACATCGGCGGCAATGCCCGCTGATTCGGCAAGGGCGGCGAACTTCTTATCAACTTTGATTTCTTTTTCGCCCGCGATTACATAATCAATAAATTGTTTTGCGGCGAACCCGGCGGCAACAAATCCCGCGGTCAATACTCCGATGCCCGCGGTAACGGCGGCAATCGGGGCTGTCATTGCCGTAAGTGCGGCACCCGCTTCGCCTAACGTGGTTGCTTGAAATAATCCCGGGGGTGCAACAACGGGAAGTTCAACGGGCGGTGTTCTTTTAATTTCTTTTGCGAATGCCGCTTCAAATACTGAAGCCGATTCTTTTGCCGACTTCTTTACGCCGTCCGATCCTGTTATCTTTTCGATAGCAAGATCAAGGTTGTGCTTTACTGAAGCCTTATAAATTTCATCTTGTTTTTTAAATTGTTCACCGAAGACCGCGGCTGATTCTTTTGCTGATTTCTCGGCAACTTTCTTCGTGCTATTAACGATACGTTCGATTGATGCTTGAAGGTCTTGTTCTTGTTTTTGAAATGCTTCACCGAAGACCGCGGCTGAAGACTTTGCGGACTTAACCGCACGATCATCAATCGCTTTGAAAGAAGAGTCGATTGATCCTTCATTTAATTCTATGTCAAATTGAATCTTATTATCATCTGCCATTACTTGCCCCCAAGTTTATCAACTAAGAAAGAAGCCGATTTTGCGGGCTTCTTATAAATGTCCCGCGGGTATGCGGCGGCATAAAGTTTCTTGTCTCGATCAATTCTAGCTTGTTTTTTTAAGAGGGGGTACATTAAAGCCCGGACTTGACTAATATGTTCTTGCGCTTCAAGCACGTCGATTGCCTTCCACAATATATTAAAGTCATTCGCCGACATAGTTTTCACATCATTGAGTGAAAGCCCGGGATAAAATCGAAGAACTTTTGCGAACTGTATATCTTCAAAGCCTAGTTTTTTTTTGCGCCCACGGCATAACTGAAGAGATCAAGTAAACCTTGCAAAGACATCTTGCCTAAAACTTCTTCAGGTAGCCCAAGTTCTTTAAAGAAATTTATATAAAGATCAACGGCGTCGGTATCGGCGTCGGCTTGTCTGAAAGTTTTAGAGATTTCTTTTTGTTCATACGCTGAAGGTTGACGGAATTTATAAACTTCACCTTTGAATGTTAAGTCTAGTTCTTCTTCTTTATACTCGAAACCCATTCAATGCCCCTTGAAAATGCCCGCCTATTCAGCGGGCATTGTTATTTTAAGTTAGAAAATTATTCTAGGTTTTGCGACCCATCCCCAATACTAAAGTAATTAACTCGGCTGTCAATACTTTCAGCCGGGTAAACTTTAAAAGTGATCGGCAATGTGAAAACATTTTCGCCGCTGAAAGTTAATCCCGTTAGGTTAGGAATAGCCTTGTGAAAAGTATAATCTTCAGAACGGTCCCCGTCTAAAAGACGAACCGGGTGAAGTCTTAAATTCGTTGCATACTTGAACATATTTTCGAAGTTTTTGAATGTCCCCATACCAAAAACTTCAGTCCCGTTGTCAGGAATGAATGAACCGCCCGACTTAGTGAACATCTTTTTCAGTTTCTCCTTTGTGGTTTCTTGGATGTTAAGAGTAACTTCAACCGAAGAAACACCATTCTTTAATTGAGCAACGGGCGTCGCACCTTCGGCGTGACAATTTACGTCGATGAAAGATTCTTCGAAAGCAACTTCGATATCGCCGTCGATACATCCTAGTTCATCTTCGCGGTCCCCTTGAACAAGAATTTCTAAGCCGAAATTCGTTTTAAGAAGAGTAGCTTTTGCGTCGTGGGCTGAAGGCGCATATCCCACAACTTGATGAGTGACTTCGATGACGTTATTTAAAGAAGTCGCCGCGTACACTCCGGCAACTAGAGAAATTTCAGCCGCAAGTTCAGTCGCGATTTCTGCAACCGTATCAATCGCAACGTTTGTGATGTCAACTTCGTGAAGAGTAGCGTCCGCAAGAACCGGGGCGATATCCGTTCCCGTAACTTGGAACCAAAAAACGTGCTTAGAAATAACACCCACAAGTGACGTTGCGTACATATGAAAGTATTTTCCCGCAAGTGAAGCTTTTAAAATCCCTGAACGGATTGTAACCTTTTCAACTTGTGCGGTATCAATCCCGTACACTACTTTCATCGCTTCAACTTTAATATTTTCAACACCCATTTTAGAACTCCTTTGTATTTAACGTTTAAGATTCGATCATAACTTCACAAATAAATTGAATTTCAAGAACGGCGGCGTTGTCATTGCTATCACTTAATTCTCTGACACTGACATTGTTCGGCAACACATTCTTGATTTTTGGTTGATTCAACCGTTGCACGGGTTTCGTGCATTCTTTTAATATAGCGTCGGCGAAAATCAACGCCATGTCAACCGCTTCCACGGGGTTACGATAACCTTTAACAAAGACGCTTAGTGTGATAGGGCACTCAAAAGAAAGGCAAGTGTGCGCCCCGCCCGTATTATATGAAAAAGGCTGAAAGCGAAGGTGCCATGATTTGTCAAGTATAGTCGCGGGAATGTTGTCAATGTCGAAAGCATCTTCCCATTCCTTGAACTCATTATCGACCGCCGACATTCTTTCTTGAAAATATGGTCTTATTGTTTTGAAACTCATCTAAAAAACAACCTTCCCGAACGTATGTCAACGGTCGATTTATTCAAATCTTCCTTGTTGTCACCGTCAAGGTCTAACGAAAGAACCGCACGATCACGCGATTCGATTTCTAGTTTATGATAATATTCAGCTTTTCTTTTGAATACATCGTCCGTTGAATTTTGAACACCCATGAAAAACAATTTCAATGCAAGGTATGTGGACCACATACGAACATCGGTGTTATCAATAAAAGCGAACTTAGTTATTTTTTTATTGTTGTCATCCCGATATCCTTGTCGATCAATCCAATCAAGAATTGATCTTTGTGATTTACGGTGAAGATCGGTAAACGATCCGCGCCCGGCGGGAAGCCATTTCATAATGTCGTTTTCGAATCCCACAAGATCAGCATCTTCAGCAAAAAGGGCATCGCCTTGTTTCGAATAAACTTCAATGTATTCTTCGACCGTTGTTGTCTCACTGATACTTGCAACGGTTAATGTGATTTTGCGAAGACCATATCCAACCGGGTTCCCTTGAAGTTGCCCATCTTCTTTAAAGCCGATGTGTTGAAAAAGGTCCGTTGAAGATGATTTCGGTAGAATCTTCAGGGATTGTGACGGGGTGATTTTGATCCGATTTCTTTCATCTACACTGAACGAAACGGTTAAAGGCGGGGCGATTAATTCAATCGCTGTCTTCATAGCAACTAGGAGAGTCGCAAGTGTATATGTGCCCGCCACAACGTCCGCTTCGTATCTTGTCCCGCTTGTTTCGAAAATCATTTTCGAATTTGTGGCATCAACATCGAATTTATAATCATTGAAAACAAAATCAAGGAACCAATTTTTAGGGATCGGACCAAACACTTCAACGTCGGAACCGTCCGCACCGCCTTTTATTTTTACTGAATTAATTGGATCAATCGAACCTTTGACAAGGATCGACCGACTTGCATCGAATCTAGTTAGGTCTTTTAGTTGAAGTTGTTTTTCAACGTGTAGGATTCCAATAATCATTTTTTCCTCACTTCCCAAACAACTTTAAAATCTTTCGATTCATATAGCATTTGTGGGGTTACGTTCTTATATAATTTTATCATATTTTCAAAATCAGCAAACTTCAATTCATAGTTGTGGACTTTATTTCTCAAGATAACTCTGACAAGTTCAATGCAAGAAACCTTGTCGTCATTTGAGATATCAAAAACCCCGTCGTATTTTTTGCCCAATTGCTTAAGCATTTCATCGGCGATCAAAGGTTGAAGATCATTCCATTCGGTTGTTGAAAGATTCTTCGGAACTAAAGCGGCAACGGCATCGCAATCAAAAGCATTATCAAAGTAATTACGTTGCACACCTTTTGCAACCGCTTCGACGATTTCATTATTGTCATAGTTTAAAAAAGCGTGTGACCAAAAACCGAAACGGGGCTTCTTCCCTTTGAATCCGCTTTTAATCCAAACTTTTAAAGACAATAAGAAATCACCGAAAGATATTAAGTAAGTCGTCAAGTGCGTGTCCCGTCTTGAAACCCACAATAAAACATTAGACGCCATTAAATCCCGCGCACGTTCACGTTCAACGGCATCGAGATCATAAGCGCGTCCGGTGAAAAAGTATTTTACGAAAGTCCATTTGCATGGGCTTATGATTTTTAGACTTATGAATGTGAGAATCGAATCAAACATTTTTACCTCAATACGAAAGTTTGTTAAGGATATAAGCGCGAACCGTTACGCCCGGAGAAACTTCAGCATTTAAGAAAACAAAGACACTATCAATCGTTAGGTTATTAGTGAACTTGGGTGAACCAACATTGATCCATGAATCAATATCATTTGAGTACGCGTTCCAAAAGTCCCCGGCGATTGATAAAATCTCGGGATATGTTTTGCCTTGGGGAATATAATAGTTTGCAAGAACATCATTTAAAAAAGCTTTGATTCCCTCAAGAATTAAAGCCCGCGACTCACTCCTCTCTTTCATAATTTCGCCCAAGTGATACGGGTTTTCAAAATCATAAAGATCATCGGCGATGATCCATTGATCCGACTTCGTTCCATTTCTTTTATAATAAGAAAGTTTCTCGGTTCGTCTTGTCATAAAGTTAAATTGATTAACTTCAAAGACGAATTCAATTTCAGCAATTAAAAAACCGTTGTATGTGTATAAAGATTTTTGTGGTCGTCCGTTTGGTAACATCACGACGTTTTTTTGAAAATAAATGTTTTCTTTTAAGTGCATTCTAAAATCTATTTTTGAAGGAGAGAATGAAGAATATTTATCATCAACATATTCCATGACTAAAAGTTCTTGACCTATGCGGTCCACATCATACGCATTCGCCCAAGTGTCAAAAGATTCTTGTCTATCTGATTTATATTGATTGAAGTCTTGAAATGATAAAACAACATAACCTTCACTTTCAAAAACTTCTTTTTGATTGTCCGGTATTTCAAGCTGAACCCACACCCATTCTTCGGGCACTGATATTGGTTTTATATTATTAGGGCAATCTTTATATGTTTTAAAAGCAATCATTAAAAAACCTCACAATGAATAAAATCTTGAAGACAGTCAACGACTGAACCCCCTACCGATTTTTGAATTGATGTAAACGCCCCCATGATAGTGTTGAGCGCGGGCAATGATCCCCCTGATAAAGGTAAGGAACCCCTTTCAATTTTATTGCCATTAATATCTATATTGAAAAAAGATATTGTTGAATAATTTTCTGAAATTTCAAAACCCACAATGAAGGGTCCGTTTGCAACCGGGGCAAATCCTAGGTTTAAAGTTGTTTCGGTCGCCCCATTTCTGAAGACGCCTTGAAATAAGCCGCCGTTTACGTTGTCCGAATATCTTATATAAAAACCCGTCCCGTCGCCGAAAGCCGTCGGTGTGACCTTAATGCCTGATCTTAAATTATATCTATTAGTCCCGTTTGATAATGTGGGCAATGCCGCCCCGAAAATGTACCTGAACCCGTAAAGATTTGATGTGCGGTAAGCATTAACCCCCGTATGGATTAAGTTCCCGCCCGTTGCCGGGGTTCCCGCCCTTAACCGAATAGCACCGAATTGACCTTGAACACAATCCGCGTTTGAAGTCGTTCCCGCCCCACCCGCGCCGTTGTTTGCGGTCCCGAAAATATTGTTAAGATTGCCGACGAAATGATCAAAGAAAATGAAAGGGACAAGGGGTGAATCACCCCTTGATCTCTCTTCGATCAAACCACTATTAGAAATCACTAAGGGCTTTTTCATTTTTTAAAACCTAGTTTCTTGTTATTGGTTTTTCGATCTCAACATCAATTTCAGTCACGGACATTGCAACCCCTAGGGCTTGAAGCAAGTGACCTGATCCCGCCGCCGGGGGTGTTAAAGTCGCCGCACCCGCAAGACCTAAATAATAAGCCGCACCGATTGTTAATCCTGTTAAGGCGTTATTCTCTGAATCTTTGTAAACCTTTGCGACTTGTGCCGCTGTATAGTTTTGAATTACAAAACCGTGTGCTTGACGACCATTTGAACGGTCCGCTTTTCTTACTGCAACCGATCCGAGATTGTTGTAAATATTTACAAATTCCCCTGAAGAAAGGTTTTCAGTACACACGATGTCTTGTGTATCGGGACCAATACCAACGGGCATCAATGACAAATCTAATTTTCCAGTGCTATCGGTTTTAATAGGCTTTGAAGCATCGGCGACGCCCGTTGATACTTCTAAAGCTTCTAGTTCTTCTAAAAGCCCCGTTGAATCGTTTACTCTAATGTACTTACCATTTGCCATAAAAACTCTCCTTTGATGTTATGCCCTTATTATAGGGGATTTAAAATTCAATAATATTGCCCCGGTTCCAAGACTATGACCTACGTTCACAAGATGCCCCGTTAAAGGTGGGGTTCCTAAAATTTGCCCGTCATCCCCTAAATATAAAGGGGCATTTAAAGGAAAATTAAAAAAGCCGTCATTGATTTGACCGAATAAAGCCACATCAATTTCAGACATGGGCGAACCCGATTGCAATGATAAGCATAAAGATTGGGCGTCCAAGATGTCGTCTAAATTAGACGCGTAGTTGATTGTTGTGCCCGATGTGGCTTTACATACCCGAAGTGCAGAAATTGAAATGTCACATTGTTTTTTTGATTTCACGATTCCGTCACCCCCCGAAACGCCGTCTTCGCTAACGACAATAACCTGAAGCGCATAATCTTGCTTAGGTTTTGCGCCGATATTTCTTGCGGCTTTTTTTAGGACTTCAAGACCATGATCATCGACATTCGGCATTTCAACCCCTGAACCTTTCGGTCACATATAAAAAGGTGTTTTTAAAAAATTACTTTTTCTTTTCTCTTAATTCTTTTCTTAGTTTCAATTCAGCTTCACAAGCATCCTTAAAATCTTTCGGTGTTCTTTCAGATTTAAGTTGTGCTTCGAGAATATCTTTAGACCACAACTTGACCGAATCAATTTGTTTTTGATGTGCGATCTCGGCAAACGTTTTTGCTTTTTTCATATTAACTTTTTGAACCCCGTGGCGTGGTGCCGCGGCGACTTTCACTTCAGGGGCTTTCGTTTCTTCAACCTTTACTTCATTTGCATTTGTTTCATTACTCATTTTGTAGTCTCCTTAATGATTACGTCTTTTAATTGACCGGATTTAACATCGCTTCTTTTATCATCGGGGACGAACCACATGAACCAAAAATCACCGTCTTTAATGATGTTCTTTATTTCAATTCTTTTTCCTAGCTTATCGCAAAAGGCTTGAATCGTATCAGGCTTTTTTGCTTTAACCCATCTAAGTCTTGTTGTTTGTGGAAGCATGATCACCCCATAAAAAAGGGCGGTCCGAAGACCGCCCCGCAAACCCGATCATTTAAGCGGGATATTTTTTTAATTAAACAGTAACCGTTGCAACTCTCACGTCCGAAAGTTGTTTCATCCCTAGGAGAGTATCACAATTTACTCTCTTTGCACGACGACCTTCAACCCCTAGATCGTACTCCGCAACCGCCATACCTTGTTGTGAAGCCATTGTGAAATAGCTTGCATGGAAGGCATAAACATTTGAACCAACAACCGTCGTGAAGTGTGGCATGAAGCCCACAAGTTGAGCGGGTAACTGACCTGAAGCCAACGGTGAACCGCTTGCAACGAAGTCTGAAGAAGTGAATCCCGTGATGTTGAAAATATCATTCAACGGACCTGATCCAAGAACAAGGTGACGATCAGACATCGGAACGTTTTGATTGTCTAAAAGTTCTTTCACCGCAAGGATATCAGCAAGCGCGAAAACGCCCGGTGTAACCGCCGTGATAGTGTGGTCCGGTGCCGCACTTGGAACCGTTAAAGAAATAATAAGAGATTGAATCTTTTTCTGAATAGAATAGATTGCAAGTTCTTTTAGTTTCTCAACGAAAGGGATCGACTGAAGAAGTGCTTTATTTGTTACGATAAAGTCCTTCACGATTCTTTTGTTAATAACTAGGGCTTGTGAACCGATAGTAACGGCGTCCGCGTCCGCGGCGTCCGCTTCAGGCAATTCAGTTGCATCGGAAAATTCAGGAATAGACGCGATATTCACCGTGTCCCCTAGGTTAGCAATGTCGCCTTCGTAATCTTTTGAAATGATCGAATTGAATGGAAGTTCAGCTAACAAAACATCATAGTATTTGCTTGACCATTGTTCAGGTACGATTGCGCTAACTTCGTTTGCGGTGTCCATGTATGCGTTTGCCATTTTTCTACTCCTTTAAAAAGTTTTTTACCCGTGTTGGGTTTTATATTTTTGAATAATTTCGTAATAATTTTTTTTGTCCGCTTCAGTTTTTGTCTTTTTATATTGTGCTTCAGCGGCGTTCAAATCTGCCATTGTCACAATACCTGAATTCGGAGTACCCACGTTCGGGGTTGAAGGATTGACATTGGGGACACTTGTTGAAAACCAATGTGGTCTAAGAGTTTTCAGCTTTGCAATCGCCCTATCCTGTCCAGACACAAGAATCTTGCCCGTGCTAGTAGTTTCAACCGATACTTCGTCAAAGTCAAGCAATTCTAAGTCAGGCAACGAAGCGGGCGTGATTCCCTGTTTTTGGGCTTCGATAATCAAAGCCGAAATTTTCTTTTCATGGACTATCCCATCTTTAAGACCTTCGAACTTTTGTTGATATTCTTTCGACTTTTGTTCGTGGTGTTCAGCGACCGTCTTCCAATCTTCTTTTTCTTTGTGCCCGTTTAACTTCAAATCGTCGATTTGTTTTCTTAGTTGAGCGGCTTCGTCCTTATATTTCAACATATCCTTTTTGATTCGATCACCGCCGTCATCAATTGGGGGTTGTGGGTTCGGAACGTTTGGATCAACTACGGGCGGGGTATCCCCATTCGGGATTTGATTTTCTAGTGACATTTCAGCACTCCTTAAATTTTATTCATACGAAGAACATCTTAACGTATGTGGATCGCACCGCGATCACTTCTTAGATATTAATGTCTTGATTCGTAAAGCGTAAAGGCTTTTTAGTTTGCGCATAACAGAAGTATTGAATGTTTCGCCATTTAAGGGAATAAATCGGCGGGCGGCAATGGCAACTTGACCCAAACCGTCCACGGTTCCCACATTATTTGCTTCAGCGCGATCCTTCACATCTTTAGGCGCACCCTTCGGAATACCGAAAGAAATTCGAACGCCGCTGATTTTTACAGCCCGATACCATGAAAGCATTTGCCCGGATAAAAATAAATTAACAGGGCGTTTTGCTTTCTTCTTCCCGGGATATTTATCTTGATCTTTATATTTTTTAAATCGACGATCGCCTTCAACACTTTGAACCGGGGACACTCCCCCGTTAATCAATCTTTTTATTTCGCCCACAACTTGATTATCCATGTCGGCAACAAACCTTTCATCAACCGTCTTTTTTAGTTTGTTAATTACTTCGGCACGAATATTAGATTTGATTTTTACTTTAAACATTGAATACCCCTAGGTTATAAAAGCCCTAATAGGTCTAATTCTTTTAGCATATCGGTTAGTTCTTCATTTCTAAAAACGGCAAGCTGTAATTCAGGCCTAGGCATAACGCCGAAAATGTCCGCAAGTTTGCTGTAAAGTTCAGCGCGCGTTGTGATGTCTTCGAAGTCTGATTTCTTAAATGAAGTTTCTTCTGAAATAATATCGGCGATGATTCTTTCAACTTCAAGCGCGATGCCTTTCTTATATGACTGGCCGACATCGGGAATGAATTGTCTTAAAGGAAGATTCGATTTGCCTGAAAGATTGTTGTGCCCGTCGGCGGCACCCGCACGTTCGCCGAATACTCCGATCGCTATTCCGTTTTCACTCGGCTTGAAATCAACTTCGTCTTTCATCAAGCCGTCGAACTCAAGATTTGCTTCACCCGATCCGACTTCAGCAAGTTTTCTTTTCTTATAATTTTTTGATAGGGCTTTGAATCCGGGTGCGCCCGCAACGGGGCTTTTCTTTTCACCCATTGAAGCAAGGGTTTGTTCAACTAAGAACGAACCCACTTCTTCACGAATACGGGACTTAGTAGCCTTTTTAAGACTACGCCCTTCGAAGAGATCAATATCAACCGACGTTTCGCTTTGATCAGTTGTTTTGTCCGTTATTCGCATTCATGTCACCTTGATTGATATTTGTTTGTGGTTCGGCTTTCGGTTCAATCTTGAAACTTAATCCGGCTTCACCTAGAACTTTTTCAGCATCGGCGGGAAGAACATTGAAAGCAAGAACGATCATGTTGATTGCTGATTCACGCGGCAATGTGCCCGCCGCAACCTTTTCAACCATGTCCACAAGTGAAGCAACTTGCGCACCGTTTAGGGCTTGTTGCTGAACGTTTGTGTTCGTGCTTGAAGTATCACCGACCGTCGGCGTTCCGTTCGTTGGTTTCGCCGCTGAAGAATTTACTTCTTCGTCGGTTTCGTTTGAACTTCCTTTTGTCTCTTCCACGGCTTTGTTTTCTTTTTCGATGTCTTGTTTTGTGGTGTCTGATATTTCTTCGTCATACTCGATCCCCATTTCTTGTTGTGCTTGTTGCTCAAGCATTTTTTCTTTAAGCTTTTGTTCAACTAACTTTTTAAGTTTCTCTTCGGCTTGTTCTTCGGTCAATGAAGAATCATCTTTCATCATTAATGAAATGATCGTATCAATCCCAAGTTCTTGACGAAGTTTCATGTTGCCTAGTTTCTCGGCTTCACTCATGATCGGGCTAGGATCATGGAACTTAATCGTTAAATTATTTTTAAAGTCTTTAGGAAGTTCTAAACCTTTTAGTTCTTCAACAAGATGTTGATCCCCATACACTGAAAGAATTTGATTAATGGCTTCCCACATATCGGGTTCTTTATCAATGAACACTTGTCTTTGATCTTGGATGTCTTCAAGTGATTCGGCTTTATCTAGGATCAACGCGATCCCCGACGGCAATGCTTGACCGCCGGATAGTTGTGTTGATACCCCGGACGTTGAAAGGTTGTTCGTCGTTAAGTAAAGGGCGATATACATTTCAATCAAACCGCGAAGTGAATCAAGTTGTGGGTTCGCATTCAAGAAACCCATTTCAGGCTTTGCTTGTTCGTCTTTTTTATATTCAGCGATGATTGCTTTTGTCGGTCCGACTTTAATTGAGCGCGGAAGGTTTTCGCCCGTCATATAGAATTGCCCGTAACCTTGAACCGTCCCAACGTGCATCGTGTGGGTGATCAAGGCGTTGATCAAGATTGCGCCGTCAATAAGATCGTCGCCGCCTTCAGCCCAAAAAGCCCCGTCTTGATCAATCGAGAAATTAATATGATTGAAAACTTTAAGCGGGTTAAGGTTCTTTTCATTCTCACTGTCTTGAATAATATTCCCGCTTGAATCGCAAGTGAAGTGATAGTTCTTCGACCAAAATATATAAGTCTTCTTATTGCAATCGCTTTGTGATTGATCGGCGGCACTATCGGCAATAGTGTCGTCCTTACCATTAGTCACCGCACTCATATCAACGGCGGGTGCGATCGGTGAACGCTTGCCGTCCATGTTCGCAAGTGAAGTTGAAGGCGGTTGATAGTCTGAAAGGATCACACAAATTGCTTTCGTGCGATCGTAATAGTCTTCGACAACATCATATAAGTAAGGAAGATAAGCTTCAAGTTTTGCCGTCCACTTAACCCCACCGTTCACGTCGTACACCGGGCAAGGCTTCACGAATAAGTCCACATTCTTTTCTAGCTTTAAAAACCGATTCGCTTTCTTGACCGCCGTGTTTACATCAAGGCGTTTCTCAAGTGTCTTTAGTTTCTTCGTCGCTTCTTCGTCGCCGCTGATCTCACGATCAACGCCGTTAGAATAAACGCGGGCAAGTTTGTCGATTACTTTCTTAACAATAGAAATATTAGAAAGCGCGTATCGCATTTCTTCAACGGTGTCTTGATCGAATTGTCTTAAGAGTAAATCAACGACGTAGTGTGAAGTCTTATCTTTGTAACATTGATAGCGTTTATATGCTTGATACTTTCGATTCAAGTTTTCACGTCCTTCAATCTCTTCGATAATTAATTTTCTTTTTGCCGCGTCTAGGATTTCACTCTCAATTTTAATTCTCATTTTATCTGATCCTTGTTGTTGTTGTCGCTTTTGCATTCCCACTGAACGGGAATATTATGTCACACATATAGTCTAGACCATCCGAAAAGTGAGTCAAGGCGGGGTTGTTCTTCATTTTCTCAAGCGTCAAAATGTTTTGCTCAACGGCTTCGAAATCTTTTTTGATCCCCTTACAATTGATAGGGTGATATTTGATCAAGCCCTTGTCAAGTAAGTTGTTGACGTTAAGCTGTCTAGTTCTAAAGGAAGGTGCCGCCGCTTTCACACGCACATCATATCCCGCATTCCTTAATATCTGAACGTCGGGTAAACCTTTCGTTGATCGTGCGCGTCCCGCCGGATCGGGATATATGACAGTATTGTTCGGCTTATACCCGCGTGAGAATAAAGCTTGAATCATATTCTCGGTTCGATATCCTTCATTGCCTTTTAATTCTATTTGATCACACCCATATATTCCATAACCGTCATAGCCCCATATCGTCGCACAAAACGGATCAACGTTGAAGTCCATTGATACATGAAATTGTGACCACTCTTCGCGCTTGATTGATGTGTCTTGATTTGTTCTTGGATTATGTGAGTAATAGAAAAGATTGTCGGTCATGTTCACCCATAAGCCGTCACGAAAAGTTTGAATCATCTTTTTGTCGTATGCTGATTCTAAGTTTTCAAGATAGAACTCATGAAGGTTGTCGGCGTTGTCATCGGTCGCACCGTAAATGATTCGAAGTTTATCTTCCATTAACTTCGGCGGGCTTTCAATGAAGTAGTCATAGTATTCGGATGCGTAACCTTCAGGCGTTCCCACACTACAAATTTGTGGGTATCTTGCCATCTTAACACGCACACGACCGATGACTTCTTTATATTTTAATAGTGGTATAAGTGTCACTTCGTTTATCAAAGCATATGCCCAATTGGGACCACGAATCGCCTTGTCGGCACTCACGATATATAATCGACCGCGTGACCACGGGAACGTAAAGAAGTGATCAGTCTTATGATAACGATATGGAATATTATTCTTTTCTAAAATGGATTCCATTTCGGGCAAAACGTCTTTCTTGAATTCTTGGAAGTCAGGACATACAAGCCCGCCCGGATGGGGGGCATTCAACAAAGAAAGCTGAAGTGCTTTCATAACTAAGGCGTATGTCTTACCTCCGCCGAAGCCCGTTGATAGGTGAAGAAAACGTGCAACGACATCTTCGTGAAACTCACGTTGATGTCGATTCTTTTTGTATTTGATTTTATATTTTTGCAAATCTTCCCTACTTCTTTTTGCGACTTGATTCTTTGTTGTGTCGTCGTAAGTTTTAACAAATCAAAGAGAAACGCTTGAAGTAGGGAAGATGAGAATTAAGATTACAATTAATCTTCCACAAATTCAAGTTCAGCCCCTTGACCGTCACCGTACTCATGGGAACCGCCACCTTCATCGAAGCCCGCAACGTTTTTGAGCATGAAGAACAATGATCCTTCACGAACAATTTTCAATTGCCCGAATGCCGAAAGCCTCAATGCCCTTTTATAATAAGCATCGTATGAAGGCTTACCGACCGCATATGCTTCAGCAAGTTCCGGGTGTTCATCAAGCCATTCATTGAACTTAGAATAAGTAATCCCCCACGCCGCGCATATCTCGGAACGTGAAGAACCTTCACCCATATGTTTCATTAAATCCATTGGGTGAAAGTCTTTATCGAATTCTAGTTTCTTATAAAGGGCTTTGATAGCGGGCGGGGGACCATAATAGAATAAAGGTTGTTCAGGTTCGGCAAGCCCTTCGATCTCGATGGGCTTCTTTAGTTCCACAACTTTAGTTTTCTTAGTGACTATTTTCTTTTTAGGTTCATCTTTTTTCTTAGATGACTTGCCTTTCGTTGTCGATTTTTTCATTGCTGATCACCCCCGCTTCGGCAAATTCGCCTTCAGCCTTCCCGGCCAGTACGGCATCAAATTCTTTTATCTTTGCTTGTTCGTTAGCTCTCATTGCTTTATCGAAATCAGATTCATATCGTCTTCGCGCTTCGCCTTCCATTCCTTTGATAAAGAATTTCGTCATGTCGTAAACCGAATCTTGCATCGTCTTCAGCTTGAGAGTTAAACCACGTTGCTTGCAAAGGCGTTCACCTTCAATCATTTCTTTATGAAGATTGTCGATGAACTTTTCAATATTGGGATGACCTAAAAGAAGACGATCTTTCAATTCGCGTGGGGCTTCAACATCCAACGTGACCGCTTCTTCAAACCATTTTTTTATTTGTGTCCTAAGCATCTTTATCCCCTCTAAATTCTTTTAAAGCCTGTAATACTACTTTTGCTTTTATAAGGGGAAACACCGGGCACATATTTACTAGATCGAAATCCGCGCTTTCATCTTCCCACCCGCCGTGCTTCAAAAGTCCTTCAATCGCTTCAATTGTGAAATCTAGCGTTTCATTTTGATTCATACTTAACCCTATCTGACTTCAACGCCGGGTAAGCCCGCCGTCTTGCTTGATTCATATGCGATCACTTGCGCGGCTTGCGCATTGGTTGTTGAGAATTCAATCTTTGCTGATCGAAGATATTCAACGTCATGTTTGTGGTCGTCGTACTCATTACAAGGAACGGGAACCATTTTCATTTGTCCGCGTACACGTTGTCTTTGCATGACCATTGGACCACTCACTGATTTAATTCTAGGCGGTGAATCAGGATTGTTTAAATCTTCTTCCCACTCAACTAAATGGAAGTGCCCACCGATCGGCGTACACGTTGTCATGCGGTCGCCTTTCTTATCGTATGTTCTAAATGGGTGTGTGTGTTCCCATGTTGAAAATTTATTCGGGTGTGATTCCGGGTGTTCGTTTTGTTCGTCCCATCCTTCGTACTTAATAACCTTCGCGACCATAAGCTTGAAGAGATCAGTGAAGATTTCTTTCTTCCCTGTTAAGTTTCTTCGCATCGGTGAAGCTTCAGATGCAACAACGTCCGGGGCGACATTCGCCGTCACGGGCGTATTGTCTCGGTCATAATCTGCAAGGGGGACGATCTTAGATTTCGATACGGGTTGAACTTTGTTTGTCGGTTTTGTAGTTGCCATTCACAACACTCCTTTTTTGAATTGTAAACCTTATCTTGGAAAAAGAAAGATTAAATGTAAAGGAAGTATTTTAGGCGGGCATTGAGGCGGACGCAAAAAAGCCCTGATCACAACTATCCTTTTTAAAGGGACGAACATGATCGGGGCTATTTTGGGGCGGTGGGATAGACTAGCAAGCTAGTTTCTCTTCAGCCTTAAGACCATGTTGATCTAAACGTTTTGGTCTGTCAAATATATTTTTAAATTATTTTTCGGGTATCAATCCAATCGGGTTGCTCGGGTGCCTTGCCCTTGATGGGATCAACCATGATCACTTTCTTACTTACCGTCGTATGACATTTAAGACAGTTGAAAAGCTTTAAGAAGAAACGTTCGTGACGACATGGTTGAATGCCGATGAACTTGAACTTAGTATGTCCACAATTGCAAACGCGATCTTTCATATCTTCCTACCTGTAATAAGCGGACGCACTTCACGACCGCAACAAGGGCAACGACGTTGCCCGCTTACATTTGATAATAGTTCTTCGATCAACGACGGCACATTGAAGCCCAACATTTCTAATGTTAAGAAAACTTCTTCATTTACTGAAGAGATAACTTTCTTGCGCTTGTGTCTTCGCTTTGGTCGCTTGAATGGTTTTGGTTTTAAATCTTTCACACGTCTTGTGCCTTGTCTATTTCTGCTTTCAACTTAGTGAGTGTCTTATCTTCTTTCGCCATGGTTATAACTTCGTCCATTACTTTAGGCAAGAAGCATCCGAGGCATTGAATGTTGTTGATGCCTTCAACGTCATTGCCGTACTTAATAAGAAATTTGTTATCTCTTAGTGCGCGTGTAACAAGCATAAGAGTACACATCATTTCTAATGACATCCAAGGATCAGTCTTTTTGAACTTTGATTTGTGAACTAATTTATATCGGCAAGGGTAGCACATTGTTTTAGGCTTGATTGTTTTCTTGTCCATTTGTATCTCCTTATAAAGAATATTCTTCGTCCATTAAGGGTATATGAAGCGTAGGGTGCAAGCAATAGTTTGGGATTCATTAGAAGTATTTCTTACCGAAAGGTGAGTTACCTTTCTTTGGTTTCTTTTTCGGTTCAAGATTCTTTATATGATCTTGAAGTTCTTTCATCTTATGTTCAGGTGATCCATACCCGAACCCGCCATTGTGTTCATCACATCGCCACACTTTTAATTGTGAAACATAATGAGTCGCTACCCCGTTACAAATCTCGCACGATCCCGATGCTGTCATTCTCATCACTCCTTTAGAATTAATATTTCGGATAACTATAGCAACATAAGCCATTCGGTCAAATCAAAAATGCGTTTCTCATCGACCGTGAAAGATTTATAGTATGCACGTTCTTTTAGTTCCTTTGCAAAGATTGATTTCGCCTGAAGCCTTTCACCCCATACCGCCCAATCTAATATGATCAAACGATTCTCATAGGGCTGTCCTTTCTTATTGATCCTTATGTTGACGAAGACAAATGCCCGCCCCTTGTGGGCAACAATGTTTGTCAGTCCTTCAATTTGTTCAGGTCTAAAATCTCTTATTGATAAAGCCTTCCATGTCTTCAATTGCTTTGTTTCAATTGCGACGAATAGACTATCAAAGCAAGCAACAATGTCACTCGGCTTCGCGGCTGTAAAGCGTGTGATCTTTAATATCTCTTTTGTGATCGGGGCGTCCGGTATCTTATAAGCCCACCCGCCGTGATAGCGTAACGATCGAACTATTTCAGTTGAAAAAAATGCTTCTTTCATTAGTGAAACATCTTCAGCATAAAAGGTGATAGCCCTTCAAGGGCGATCTTACCACAAATATAAGTCATGCCGACTATTACGATGACGATCAACCAATTGCCGAAGAAGTTTTTAAAGCGTGAAGGGCGTTTGAATAGTGATCGGGAATAAGGTTCTTCTTTATTGAGTTGCTGAAGATTGAAAATAAAATTTCGTTCGTCTAGTTTCATAAGACCGCCTTTTCTTTTATTGTTACCTAAAAGAAAAGGCGCGGTCAAGTTGCGGACTACTTCGTTTCTTTATCGCCGTACACTAAACAGTCACGCGATTGATATGTTGTCGGCACCATAACTTTACCGACCGGGACAAAACCTTGATGTGTTCTTAGTTCCGAATAAGTTTTACATTCCGTTGTCGAAAAGAAAGCTTCATGAACCCCATAACCGATTAAGCAAGCAAGCCCGATGCAAACTAACCATATTAAAGTTGTGAAGGCGTAGTCTAATGGATCACGATACATAAAAAGTCCTTTGTTAAATTAATGAGGGGTAGGGGGATCATCCCACAATCGCTTGACGACCGCCCTATTAATCTAAAAGCCGTGAAAATTTTATAGGTGTGAACTTTAATTTAATATTAGTGTTTTGCTGTCCATAGTGTCCGGCTGTCCATAGTGCCCCCAGACTCTATAAGCGTATAAGTGTAATAGGCTATCAGTGTATGATTGATAATGTAATAATCACTCTTTTCAACATACTTTTATAATATATACAATTTCACTATGGACACTATGGACAAAATAGGTAAAACCCCAAGGGTATCGGTGATTTATGCTGTCCATAGTGGCACCTTTTTCACTATGGACAACCTTGGACAACCTTGGACAACATTGAAAATAAAAAAACCGCCACAAGGGCGGTTTAAAAATTCACTATGGACAGTGGTCGTTTACTATGGACAAAATTTCGGGACTATGGACAAATTAATGAACTTTAAGTTAATAGACTTTAAGTCCGTACTTCCTTTTCTTTTCCCAAAAGAACTTACGTTCCCCACTATCGTCACGAACTCTGATTTTAGGATATCCCAAAATACGCAATGACTTCTTAATTCTAATTTGCATATGATAGTCACAAGCCCTTGCCCTTCCTTTTTCTGCTAGTTCCATACGGCACCACACATCGTCGAAATCAAATTGATCAGGGAAGTTTTCATCTTTTATAATGCCCTCAATTTTCGTTTGGATTTCATCAACAACAAAGCGGGAAGCTTGTTCACCTTCGGCGTGTGCCCTGACTTCAGGATCATCTAAGTACAATGCTTCACCTAACTGATAAGCAACAACCGCTTCAGCCCACAATTGATCCTTATCCTTCATTAACTGATCAAGCGCAAATCTTGTGGTCTTCACACACCAAAATCTTCGCCCGCCTGAAGCGTCTTTTAAATACTCATCGTCATTGGTTGTCCCAACGAACACACATTGACGGGGGTAAGATTGCGAACGGCGACCATAAGCCTTGCGGGCGATGTCCGATTGTCTTGTGATGAACGCTTTAAGTTCATTCGATTCGGCACGGTTCATTGAAGCAAGTTCACCTAACTCGATCAACCAACGTCCCCGCATATTGTCGATGACATCCTTATTCGAT